ATATACTGTAGAAAAGGTGTTAGGCGAAATTGGTCTTTCTGACGGACAAGGTTACTTTAAAAACACTGGTACTGCATCAGCTGCAGGTATATATTCTCTCCTGTTTAAATACAAAGACGAAATCGTACTATTCGATGATTCCGACGATGCTTTAAAAGATCAAGAAGCACGTAACATGTTTAAAGCTGCGACCGATACTAAAAAGGTAAGAAAGCTAGTATGGAATAAAATGGGTAAGAATGTCGTTGATCCAGATGAGGATATGACTGATGAGGAAATCCTTGATCAAGGGAAAATCCCACGTTATTTTGAATTTACGGGTAAAGTCATATTCATCTCCAACTTGAAAATAGATAAGCTCGACCCTGATGGTGCAATTCGTACAAGGGCCTTTATGATTGAAATAGATCCAACAGATGTTGAAATTTATGACTTCATGGAAACAATCGTAGACAAAATTAAATTGGATGGTGATTTAAAATTAGATTCCGCAACACGTAAAAAGACAGTTGACTTACTTCGTAAAGGAAAGTCTAAACAAACCGCTAACTTACGTAAACTTTCGCGAGCTTTGAATATGCAGGCAGGCACTATTAAATCTGGTGTTAATATTTCAGACAACGATCTAGCACGAATGATTGAGACTTATGCTTAATATTAAAACATTTCAGGCGTTCCTTAGCGAAGGAACTAAACTAGCTCCAGGGGAATTAAAAAAGACCGCCACTGGAGGTCCTAATGCAGGAAAAGAACGTACAGAAATCTTAGCAAATAAGATACGTAAACAAGAACCTCTTACACTCGCGAAAGGAGGAGAGTTTCAAGTTGTAGATGTACAAGGTGCATTAGCATCGATTGAGCAGTTTAAAAAAGATGGCAAAGCTTTTAATTTAATTGGTAAGGATGAAACTAAAATATCTTCATCACAATTACTTAAAACAAAAGAATTTGGTGGAGGAGCAGGAGCAGGCGGAGGAACTGCAAGCACAGCAATTGGTGAATCAGCCCAGTGTGTTTGGATGGCAGCAATGCTCGATATTGGCCTCGCAATGCCGATTGAAAGTTTTACAGATGAAGTTCTTACAAAGGCTTTTAAAAAAGTAAGTGTTGGAAAAACTCAACTTAAAGAAATTCTAGGAATTGACGAGAGTTGGAAAGTTTCATCATATCTTACTGCACAGTATGCTATAGCGAATAGTATAATCGAAAAAGGCATGACTTTCCATCGCGATGATAACTTAATGAAAGCAATATATTCTGCTAAAAACACAGCATTTAAGAATAACGACTTTCGACCACTCCCGGATGATAAGTGGAATCCCGGCGATATCTGGGTTGTAGACACCGACTTTAAATTTAACGAACTCAACACTGCAACAGTTGAAGATTTGAACGACGATATTCTTGACTTATATCTCCAAAAGCGACTGGTTGGAATTTCTCTAAAGAAAGTGTCAAAAGCTGTTAAAGGTGTTGAAAAGAATGTTCAACGCCCGCCTGAAACTGAAGATTATATGTACTCAGCGGGACACATCAAAGCGATCGTGCGCGGTGAGTGGTATACAACTAAAGCGAATTACATTACTCATAAGTCTGGTCAACTCGATATTCGTCCTAATTCTGCGTTTGGATCTCATAAGGTTGAGATTAAAGGTAAAGGTGCTCGAGGTGGGGGTGCATCTTGGGGTGTTATGTCTGATGCTGCAAAACGAATTTATAGAAGACAACTTCCTAAGAATTCGTCGATCAAAAAGGAAGCTCAACTAATTGCTAAAGGAGATAAAAAAGCAATTAAGAATTTCACTAAACTACTTCAAGTGGTGGATAAAAAAATATCAGAAGATGAAGTGATAGAAAAGCTTAATGGTCTAGGCAAAAATTCTGCAGTGTGGATTCACGGCAAACTAGGTGGATTATACGTAATTGATCTTATTTCAAAGGGCGGCATTAAAGCTAATAAGTTTATCACACAACTTATCAATTACGCTGGCAGCTCGACCTCGGACTCAAGCGCATATATAATCTTAAAGGAAAAATAATGAGTATACTTGAAGCAGCACTGACATTTCACAGGAATAACGATATACCGTTAGCCCAGAATATATTTCGCCCACATAGTGAAAACTATTACAAACTATTTTGTAAAGCCCGCGTACTGAAAGAGTCGTTGCAGCTTTGCAAGTTTGATGAATACCTTATGTCAACAGACATTGGTGAACTTGCGATGTTCGAAGGTGAAGAGGTACCCTTAGATCATCCCTTGATTGAAGCAGAATATAAAGGTAGGGAAGTTGAATTAAACGAACCAAAACGTGGAGGTAAAAAGAAATATTTTGTTTACGTCAAAAACGATAAAGGTAATATAATTAAAGTACAGTTTGGAGATACTTCAGGTCTTAAAGCAAAAATTAACGACCCTGCTGCCCGTAAATCGTTTGCAGCTCGACACAACTGCGCAGCGAAAAAAGATAAAACAAAACCCGGATATTGGTCTTGCAATCTTCCACGGTATGCAGATCAGCTTGGTTTAAAAGGTGGTGGAAACTTTTTTTGGTAATGGGAACACAACGTAACATATAATATGAATAAACCATATACAGATAAAATACAAGGTAGATATAAAGTTAGAACATTCGAGTCGACTACAAATTCAGATGAACTCGTTTGGCATAGAGATAAAGCCGACCGTGTTGTAACTGTTCTTGAAGGAAAGGGCTGGATGTTTCAGATGGATAATGGCGTACCTTATGAATTAGAAGAAGGTGACGTTTTGAATATTCCTAAAATGGAATACCATAGAATTTACAAAGCTGGATCTAATAATTTGGTGATAGAAATTGAAGAACCTAAATTCAAAACCTTTAAAACATATATTAGTGAAGCGTCAAAGGATGGCAAGAATACTCATATGACACACATTGAAGATAGAGTTATCTATGGCGGTGTTAAAGGGGCAAGAGAAGCTATCCTCGCATTACGATCTTTGAGAGATATGTTATCAGGAAACACTAATTCTGCGACAAACGTTACGGTTAAATGGGATGGTGCACCTGCTGTTTTTGCAGGTATTGATCCATTAGACGGCAAATTCTTTGTTGCTAAAAAAGGTATTTTCAATAAAGAGCCCAAAGTATACAAATCAGAAGCTGATGTAAGAGCTGATACATCTGGTGATCTAGCAGAGAAATTAGTTATCGCTTTTAATGAGTTAAAAGATCTAGGTATTAAAGATGTTATTCAGGGCGATATCATGTTTACTAAAGGTGACCTTAACACTGAGACGATTGATAGCGAGAAATATATTACCTTTCAGCCTAACACAATTGTTTATGCAGTACCAGCCAATTCTAAATTAGCGAAGAGTATCACATCCGCAAATCTTGGAGTAGTATGGCATACTACATATAAAGGTAAAAGCTTTGAAACAATGAAAGCATCTTTTGGTGTAAATATAAAAGGATTGAAGAAAAAACCAAGTGTATGGTATCAAGACGCTGATTTACAAGACTTATCAGGTACAGCAACATTTACAAAATCTGATAGTGATGAGGTAACTGAGCAACTTTCGAAAGCTGGTAAAATATTCCAGAAAATTAAGTCAACAACACTTGTTGAACTTGAAAAAACACCCGCCCTTGCTATAAAGATCGAAACCTTTAATAACACATTAGTCCGTAAAGGTACACGAATTCAAAGCACAGCAAAGCATGTTAACGATTTGATAGCATGGTTTAATGAAAAGTACAAAAAAGAATATGATAAGCGCAAAAGTGAAAAAGGCAAACTAAATGTTCTTCAACGTCAGGAAGAGGAAATGAGGTTTTTCTCAAAAGAAAATCGCAAGAATCTAGATATGATGTTTCAACTTATGAACGCGATCGTTGATGCTAAATTGATCATTATAAATAAACTTGATAGACTAAAGGAAATTGATACTTTCGTAAGAACTCGTACCGGTTTTAAAGTGACTGGTTCAGAAGGATTTGTAGCAATAGACAAGAGTAAATCTGGCGCCGTTAAGTTAGTTGATAGATTAGAGTTTTCTACGAATAACTTTTCACCTGATGTAATCAAAGGTTGGGAAAGATAAAAAAAAATAAATAGCAAACAAAAACAAAATATGAATACACCAAAAGAAGACGACCTAATAGAGACCGTAAAGGCAATGTATGTGGTAAATGAAGCTAGTAAACCTCGGCCACATGCAGATGTTACTAAAATAATGGATAAAGAAATTGAATACTTCGACGCGTCCACTTACGAAGATCTACTCTATCGTTTAGCATTAAAAACTAAAAGTGATTCAGAAGAGATCGAAGATCCAGCATTTGCGAATGCAGCCAAGCATCTTATGCAAGCATGGAAAGCCTATTCTAATAGGTCTGGAAATTAAAGCGCAAACGCCTTATTGAGGGGTTGGGAACGATGAAAAAAATAAACGATATTAAAGGATTTAAGCAGTTTAATGAAGACAGCGTAAACGCAGTAGTTTTTACGTTTGGAAGATTTAATCCTCCTACTGTTGGTCACGGTAAGCTTATAACTAAGGTAGCTGCTGCAGCTATTGGAAATCAGTATCGCATATATGCTTCGCAATCGAATGATTCTAAAAAGAATCCTCTTAAGTATAAAGAGAAAATTCGGGTTATGCGTAAAATGTTTCCAAAGCACGGAAGAAACATTATTGAAGATAAGAACGCAAAAACCGCATTGCACATTGCTTCCATTTTACACGATCAAGGTTTTACAAAACTAACAATGGTCGTTGGCTCTGACCGCATAAAAGAATTTCAAAAACTCCTTAAGAATTATAACGCCATAAAAGGCCGTCATGGATATTATAACTTTAAAGATGGTATAGAAATTATTTCTGCCGGAGAAAGAGATCCAGACGCGACTGGCGTGAGTGGTATGAGTGCATCAAAAATGCGTGCAGCAGCGGTTGAAGGAGATTTTAAATCGTTTACTGAAGGATTGCCAAAAGAATATGGTGAAGACATGACACTGTTTAATCTTCTTCGTAAAAGAATGGGTCTAAAAGAAGCCACCTCGTTCCGCAAGCATATCCAATTACCAACGCTGTCAGAGAAAAGAGAAAAGTATGTTTCAGGCGAAATATTCAATATTGGAGAATCTGCTATCACTGAGTCAGGTGAAACAATCATTATTTCTTCTCGTAAATCGAACTATGTTGTTGACACAAATGGTAAAAAACATTTTGTTGAAAAGATAAACCCAACTTATGGTAAAGGTCTTGCTAAATCAACGAAGGACAAAAGACAAGCTCAGTTTAATAAACAGGCGAAAATGTCTGATAATAATCCAAAAGCTTATAAGCCTGCACCAGGTGATGCAAGAGCTAAAACAAAGGTTTCTAAACACACACTTGCGTACCATAAAAAGTTTAGTAAAGACGAAGAACTAGAACAAGGAACTGATAAACTCGTTAAAGCGTATAAGAAAGATACTCCATTAGAGGAAAAAAGTATAAAAGGTCTTGAGAAAAAGTCAAAAGAGTCCGGTATTGCTTATGGTATTTTGAAAAAGGTTTTTGATAGAGGAATGGCTGCATGGAAAACCGGTCACCGTCCTGGTGCAACTCCACACCAATGGGCTTTTGCACGTGTTAATTCATTTATCACTGGTGGTAAGACTCGTACTACAACAGATAAAGATTTATGGGCAAAACATAAAGGTAAAAAAGAATCTATTAATAAAACAACTTCAATTGATGAAGGAGAAGGTAAATATAAAGGTGAAACGTGGGAGGATGGATTTAAACGACGTGTGGTTAAAACGACAGATCCTAAACACTTAGAAAAAGGTTATAAGTGGAGAATAAAAGGTAAGGAACGTGATGAGATTTCAATTAAACTTTACAGAGAAAAACCAGACTTTAAAGAATATAGTAAACAGATGAAACGTGTAGCTGGTCACGAATTTGGTGCTTAAAAATTAATGTGTGCAAAAAAATGAATAATTCCGAAAAAACAAGATTAGACCGAATTGAAGAGAAGATTGACAAAATGGCAGAAGCAGTCATTGCGTTAGCTCGTGCAGAAGAGAAGATAAGTAATCTCGATGAAACTACACGAATCACTTTAAAAAGAATGGTGGAATACGATGAAAGAATCCGCAATCTTGAACAAGTGCAAGCAGATAACACAACGACAATAAGAACTATAAGATCAATTGTTTGGACATTCATCTCAGGCATAATTACTGCGATATGTGGTATTCTTGCATGGATAATAAAGGAGTAAAAATGAGAAATAAAACATTTAAAGAATTTTACCTAACAGAGAAACCATTAACGCCTTCTCAGAGAATAGCTAGAAGTAGGTTAATGAAAAGGTTAGCGCCCAAGCTCAAATTAAAACGTAAGCTTGCGATGAAGAAAAAGGCTTCGTCTGAAACAATAAAAAAACGCGCTGAAAAGAAAGCAAAGGATGTACTCCGTAAAAAGTTTACACCAGACGGAATGAATTACGCTGATTTGTCCTTTTCACAAAAGGCTGTAATAGAGAAAAAACTTGAAAAGAAAAAGGGTGCAATTAAAAAAATAGCAAGAAAACTTATTAAACAACTTAAGCAGGCGGAAGCCGATAGATTAAAGCAACTAAAAGACACACAGAAATAAGAAAATATATAAATAGAAATATGAAATCACATGACAAAATCACAATGTCCATAGCACAAGCTGTGGAACAAGTATTTGAAAACAATTCAGACTTCGTTGATCTGCATTCTATCGACGTAAATAAACGAAGAGGTTCAGAGCCTCTTACAGAAAAAGACATCGATGAAGCTAACGAATTTACGAAGGCGGCGGCAAAGGCTGCAGTGGCTGGCGATAAAGACTTTAAATTTGATGGTAAAACATATCCAACTGAAATGGATGTAGATGTAGCTAAGAAAATCCTCGGTGAATCAACTTCAGTCGATCTTGAAGAAGCAATTGATTTTAGCAAAGTTAATGACGATCAGCTTAAGGGTTGGCTTAAAGTATTCAAAAAGCATACAGGTAACCCATGGAGTGGATTTAAGGATGATGTTAAGCGAGCTGAAAAGGAAGCTAAAAAACGTGGTCTTGAAGAATCAGTTGATCTTGAAGAGTCGCTAGCATCAAAAAAGATTGATAAAATCACCAACATGCTCGACTCTCTTGAAATTGCACTGCGACCTAAAGGCAACTTAAACAGGCTAGTCAATAAAGAGCTTGAAGGCAATTACGATAATGACTTTAAGATCATAGTTGATTACATAACTGCTGCTTCAGCAAAATGGGAAGATGCAGTAGTGTATGATCAACAGAATTCAGTCGATTTTAAAGAATCAGCTGATCTTGAAGAAGCTACACTAAGCCAAGGTATAAAAACAGCGGCAAAACAAATTCATAGCCTTGAGAAATCCCTTAAAGTTGGATCAAACTTGAATAAGGGTGTCAATAAATTACTTGAAGGAAAGTACGATGCAGACTTTAAAGAGATGGAAAAGGGTATTGACAATATCACGCAGGTTTGGGAAGAAATCGAACGCGACTTCAGTGAATTTGGGTGGAAAATATAATTTCACCACACGTTAATTGAAGGCAAATACGATTATTAGAATTAACAAGACAGTTGACCAGATTATAATTATATCAAATTCTTTATATAAATAACTTTATGAAGTTGTTTGATGAATTGAACAGTGAAAACTTTGAATTATTTGCAGCTAAATATTACGAAAACCCTTCGTGTATAGATGCAGAAGATTTTTATGATGACATCGCTAAGTTCAAATACATAATAAGATTATTAAGACGTTATAGAGATTCTGGTAAAATACAAGAAAGACTTGTGTTAAACCACATCATTACTATATATAATGTTTTCCAATTACAGGCCGCAACTCGTATGCTATTCTATAGAATAGATGAAGACCTTTGGCCAGTTCTTAAAACATTCTTAGTTTTCTTAAACTATATACCACAAACACAATATAAAGATATAAACGTTGACTTGAATATCGCAAAAACACTTAACAAAATTTAAACATGGGATTACTTAGAGGACCAGACTTTTTTTATGCATTACGCTTTTTGCGCCTATTGACAATGCCATGGGAAAAAACAGACGCTTACAAACAAGGAATTCTAGGTGATGATGGTGTAAAATTAAAAAAACCAGAAACATCTAAAGAAAAGTCATCCTACACAGTCTTTCACAGATTGGTATTTAACATCCGAAAATTGTTAGGAAAAATACCACTCGGAAAAACCACAGTTGCGAAATACGCCGCAGCACTCTATCTTATCAAAGAACATACAGGAATTAGTGATAAAAAACTAATAAAGATTCTTGATAAAGCGTATGATATAAATCTATCGTCCTATAAACCAGAAATTAACGAATGGTATATAAACGAAGATCGAGAAATAGAAAAAGGAAAATATGCACTTGTCCGTGACATTGCATTACCAAAAACCGGAGAAATATTAGCATTAAAAGGTTCTATGGTTAACATCACGGAAAGCACACCACATGGTTCAATACTGGGCCACGTGGTGTTCGAAGCAAAGCATGTTAAAACACAGCAAATTATTTTTATCACCCAAGAAGATATTTCTCGATGAAAAAAGAAACTACGACTACATCTGCAATTGCAATAGCAGATAAACCATTAGGATCCACTGAGAAGCGCAAATATAGAATTTTCGATGTTTCACCAGAAACATTCGCGCGATTTCAGCCCGGCCGCACAAAATATGAGCGCTGGTCTAAATACATCAATGAGGATGAAAAAAATATAGTTAGCTATTATAATCGTTGTAAGGAATCGGTGATTGTTCTCCGCAATTCCGAAAACGGTGCTTTACGTGCTTTGTACAAAGCAAAATAAGTAATTTTTGTAATTTACTTATTCGTTATTTGTGGTATAATTAATACCATGAAGAGCAAATCCGCACCCATCACAACACTATAAAAATTAAAGCTAAATGTCTATATTTACAGAACAAGTATCACGCAAACCTAACAACTACCCATGGACCGACGAATTTATTGAAGCTATATATAATGGTTTCTGGACTGATAAGGAATTTTCCTTTTCGTCTGACGTTCATGATTTTTCAGTTAACCTCACAGATCAAGAAAAAGAAATTATCGTAAGAACTCTATCAGCTATTGGACAAATTGAAGTGGCTGTTAAAACATTTTGGGTTAAGCTTGGCGATAATTTACCGCACCCATCGTTAAATGATTTAGGTATTGCGATGGGAAATGTGGAAGTTATTCATAATAATGCTTATGAAAGATTGCTTGAGGTGTTAGGTCTTGAAGATGTTTTTGAAAAAAACCTTGAACTCGATTTTATTCAAGGTCGTGTAAATTATCTTAAAAAATACACGCACAAATTCTACAAGAATAGTCAAAAGCAATACGTTTATGCGCTTATTCTATTCACTCTTTTCGTTGAAAACGTAAGTCTTTTCTCACAGTTCTATACCATAAATTGGTTTGCTCGTCACAAAAACGTCTTAAAAGATACAGATCAGCAAGTCAAATATACTCGAAACGAAGAAATGCTCCATGCCCTTGCAGGGATGAAAATCATTAACACTATCCGTGAAGAGCACCCAGAGTTATTTGATAAAGAACTCGAAGATCGCATTCTCCATGAAGCCGAACAAGCGTTTAAGGCTGAATCTAAACTTGTTGATTGGATGGTTAATGGTATTGATGCTGAAGGATTGAACGCTGGCATTCTTAAAGAATTTATTAAGAATAGAATTAACGAATCTTTACAAGGAATTGGATTTCCCGTACTCTTTGATGTTGATGCGGATTTACTTGAATCTACGACATGGTTTGAAGAAGAGTTGTTAGGTAATAATGCTACAGATTTCTTTCACTCTCGACCTGTTGAATATAGTAAAAAATCACAGACGTTCAATGCAGACTCACTCTTTTAAAATTATGAATTATTATTGGCTAAACGAAGACTCACAGAAATTCCTAAAAAAGGACTACTTACTCCCAAATGAAACACCTATTCAACGCATTAAAGATATTTCTGCAGCCGCAGAAAAATATTTAAAAATCGATGGATTTGCCGAAAAGTTTGAGCATTATATGGCAAAAGGTTTTTACTCCTTAGCAAGTCCAGTTTGGGCAAACTTTGGAAGAAAACGTGGCCTTCCTATATCATGCAATGGTGTTTACATTGATGATACGATGGAATCCATATTGTATAAGAATGCAGAAGTAGGAATGCAGTGCAAAAATGCAGCAGGCACTTCTGGCTTTTTCGGTGACGTTAGAGGAAGAGGTTCTAAAATTAGTGATGGGAATACATCATTCGGCCCAGTGCATTTTATGGAGATGTACGATAAAACAGCATCCATTGTTTCACAAGGAGGAGTGAGAAGAGGTAGCTTCGCTGCGTACTTACCGGTTGATCACCCAGACATTTTGGAATTCTTAAGAATACGAGGCGAAGGCCATGCTATTCAAGAAATGTCTTTTGGTATTACTGTTTCGAACGATTGGATGCAAGGGATGATTGATGGTGATAGCGATAAGCGTAATGTTTGGGCACACGTTCTTAAAAAACGATCAGAAAGTGGGTATCCATACATTTTCTTTTCTGATAACGCAAACGAAAAAGCACCTGAGGTCTATAAGGACAAGAATAAGAAAATACATTGCTCTAATTTATGTGCTGAAATTGCTCTTTCATCTGATAATGATGAATCATTTGTGTGTTGTCTTTCTTCTTTAAACCTAATCCATTGGGATAAAATAAAAGATACTGATGCGATTGAAGTGCTAACACACTTTTTAGATGCTGTCATGGAAGAATATATTCATAAAACAAAAGATATGCCTTTTATGAAGAGCTCTCACAATTTTGCTAAAAGACAACGTGCTATTGGTGTTGGAGTTTTAGGATGGCATTCGCTTTTGCAACAAAGTATGGTGCCATTTGAAAGTATGGAAGCAAAATTTCTAAATAACGAAATATTTAAAATTATACAAGAACGCACACATTCAGCGAGTAAAGAATTAAGTCTAAGTCTAGGTGAGCCAGAGCTGCTTAAAGGTTATGGGCGTAGAAATGCAACAACAATGGCCATTGCGCCAACAACAAGCAGTTCATTCATATTAGGCCAAGTATCTCCTTCAGTCGAACCTTTAAATAGCAACTATTTTGTTAAAAATTTAGCAAAAGGTAAATTTACGTACAAAAACCCGTATCTTCAAGAAGTATTGGTCGCACACAAAAAGAACACGACAAGTGTGTGGAAATCAATTCTTATTAAAGGCGGATCAGTTCAACATTTAGATTTTTTAACACTAGAAGAAAAAGAAATATTTAAGACCTTTGGTGAAATTTCACAAAAAGAAATTGTAATACAAGCAGCTCAAAGACAAAGGTATATTGACCAAGGACAATCTTTGAATTTAATGATTCCACCAAAAACATCAGTGAAAGAAATAAACTCATTGCTAATATTTGGTTGGGAACAAGGTCTTAAAAGTTTCTATTATCAACGTAGCGCAAACCCAAGCCAAGAGTTAGCAAGAACAATTTTAACGTGTAGCTCCTGTGAATCATGATGAAAGAAAGTATAACATGCCAAACTTGTAAAACCAACTACATTGTAGAATGGATTGAAGATGAAGACGACATTTATAACGACAATTATTTCGTTCCTGACTATTGCCCATTCTGTGGCTCACGTCATGTGGAAGTTGATGATGATAATTTCGATTAAATATTGTAATTATATAAATAGATACTACTAATATTGATATGTGTGTAGTCGCAGTAAAATATACAAAAGATTATGGTTGGATAGGCGCTAAAAATCGCGATCGCAATTATAAGACTGATGTTGAAGTTGTTCAATCGAACCGCCATGGTGTTCAGCGATTGTATATTGATGATAAGCTTAGTCGATGGAGTGAAGGTATTAATGAGTATGGTGTTTCTATTATTTCTGCTTCTTTTTCTGTAAAAAGTGATGAAAAAGAAGGTGATAAGATTATTAATGTTAGAAATAAAAAAAGAAATAGTAGTGGTTATTATTCACCTGATGGAAAGGCAATACGCGCAGCACTTCTATGTAAGACGCCTAAAGAAGCTTTAAACGTCCTTGTTAGTAAAAATTTAGCAGGAGCCACATACGTTTTTAACGATAAAGATTGTTTTATTTTAGAAGGTGGGTTTACTGTTAGAAAGGACAACGTAGACACACAAACCCCTCGCGAGTATTATCATAAAATAAAGAAACTTTCTCCTACAGAAAACGAGTATTCATGCAGAACCAACCATGGAATCTTAATGCCGCAACTAGGTTATCATAAAAACCCAACGGACGAAAGATTAATAAAATCCCGCAAAAGTAGTGAAAAACGCTTACAGTACACTCAAGACGCGATATCAAGCAACTTCGATGATCCTGGAGAATTAATCGATCTTTTAGCGAAGACGCCAGACGGTGATGTTTTCATGAATCCTATGCGAGTTGGTAATGTTAAGAAAGGTGACATGGTGACGACAGGTCAATTACTTATTGTTCCAAAGGAGAAAACTCTTCATTATCGCCCGATCTATTCATCAGTCAGATTTGATTATAACCGATTGAGTGGTCCAGAATCAAAAACATTCTTTGAAATTATCTCATCGAGAAAGCTCATTTCGTTTAAAGAGTGGATAGATAAATAACTCTATGTGGAGTTATAAAAATTCAGTTTTCACTAGCGATCAAATACAAGACCACGTAGGTTTTGTTTATGAAATTTACGATGTAGAAACCGATATGATTTATATCGGAAAAAAGCGCTTTTGGAAAACTATTAGAAAACCACCGTTAAAAGGTAAAAAGCGGAAAAGAAAAGAAATTAAAGAATCTGACTGGAAAGATTATTACGGTTCTAGTCAAAAGGTAAAAGATCTTCTCGAAGCATCTACACCAAAAAGGTTTAAAAGAAAGATTATACGATTATGCCAATCTCTTGGTGAAATGAGTTACTTTGAAATGCACGAACAAATGTCTCGTCACGTTCTTTTGCAGCCAGACAAATTCTATAATCGTTTCGTTGGTGGAAAAATCCATGGAAGTCATTTAAAAAACATTTCTTATCCTAGTTTAAAGTCTAATAAGAAAAAATAACAGCATTTTGTTATGTACAAACGGTACATTATAGTGTATAATCTACTTAGATTAAACAATAACACTACTAAATTATGATAATTGTCGACTACTCAGGAATTGCCATCGCTGCAATATTTTCGCAAGACAGGCCAGACGAAATAGAAGAAAGCCTTATTAGGCACATGATTCTCAACACGCTCCGCCGTTACAACACAAAATTCCGTGATGAATACGGCGAATTAGTAATTGCATGCGATAGTTCGTCTTGGCGTAAAGAGGTATTCTCTAACTATAAAGCTAAACGAAAAACAGCTAGAAAAGAATCAGATTTAGATTGGAATCGCCTTTTCACTTTAATAAATACCGTGCGAGATGAATTGCACGAATTTACACACTACCCAGTCATTTACTCAGATCGTGCTGAGGCTGACGATATTATCGCGACTCTTACTGAAAGCACACAAGAGTTCGGTAAACACGAACCAGTTATGATTGTTTCATCTGATAAAGATTTTCTACAGCTTCAGCGCTATTCAAATGTTAAGCAATTTAGTCCAATGAAGAAGTCTTTTGCTAAGGTTGAAGATCCTCACTTCTACAAATTTGAACATGTTTGCCGTGGTGATGTCAGTGATGGTGTACCTAACATTTTGAGTGGTGATGAAACATTCGTCGATGGTAGTCGTCAAAAACCAATGCGTGCTAAAAAAATCACAGAATGGTATGACACATGCTTGTCCAATAACCGTAATGATTCAGATTTAGTAGAATCTGAATTACGAAAATCTATGGGAGAAGACACATACAGAAACTACTGTAGAAATAAAACGGTGATTGATTTAGATTACATCCCTAAAGATATTGCAGAATCTATTCAAAGCAATTACGATTCTCAAATTAAAACTAAAGAAATTCATAAATCAGGATTTCTCAATTATCTCATTGAAAAGCGTTGCAATCTGCTTATCAATTCAGTAAGGGATTTCTTTCCAAATAAATAAACAATAAGATGAAATATATACACGAAGTACTAGAAGAAACATGTAAACTTAAGGAGCGCAGTGACCGCATTAAGTATCTTAAGGATAACGCATTTAAACAGTTAAAAAGTGTTTTGCAGCTGTGCTATAACGATAGCATTGAATTAGATTTGCCTTATGGTAAACCACCGTTCGAATCTTGTCCAGAAGGTCGTGAACCTGCAGCTCTCTCGAATGTGTTTAAACCCATTGGAGCTTGTATCAAAAATAACAATATTCCTCGGGTCAAAAAGGAAAAGATATTTATTGGCATTCTTGAGCAACTTACGAAAGATGATGCTCTTATATTGTGTGCTGCAAAGGATGGAACTATAACGACTGTAAAGAATAAAAAATATTCTAAAATCACAAAAAGTCTTGTAGAAGCATGTTTTCCTGAAATTTTGTAGTGTACAACAACACGTAAGTATGGTATAATATAGCTATGAATATATTTGTTCTAGATAAAAGCGCTAAAACTTCTGCTGAATTGCATTGCGATAAGCATGTGGTAAAAATGATTATCGAATCAGGTCAAATGCTTTCAACCGCTCATCGCATGCTCGATGGTGACGAAACTCGCCGGCCATCATCAACAGGTAAAACCATGTCTAAGTATTGGGAACTACCTGATAGCCGCGAAGATGTTTTGTATAAAGCAGTTCATATGGGTCACCCATGTACTGTGTGGACAATGGAGTCTGATTCGAATTACAAATGGCACTATGATCTTTTCAAAAATCTTTGTGCAGAATATACTCATCGTTATGGCAAAATCCATGCAACACAGAAAAAGCTTCTAACTGCTTTAAAAGAACTACCAAACAATATCGAAAAGAAAAGCATGACACCGTTTGCTTTGGCAATGGGTTCAAATCCAGAATGCATCAATCATGACGATATCGTGGGTTCTTATCGAAAGTTTTATAAAACAAAACAAAAACGTTTTTCAATGGTATGGTCAAAACGTGAAACTCCAAACTGGTTTAAATAAATGATCTACGAATATTATTGCACTAAATGCAGCGAAAAGTGGGAAGCAACAAATACGATTAACAACCGCGATGAGCCTACTGAAATGCCATGTCCACATTGTAAAGAGTTGGGTGTAAAACGACAAGTAAGTTCTCCAGCATTGTCATACCAAGGTGCTCATTCAACATTACGTAGAGCTGGTTCTGAGTGGGCAGACGTTCTTAAAGGTATTAAAAAGGCATCAGGTAAAGAAAACACCATTGATATTTAGCACAGATTTATTATATTATGTTAGTAAAAGTAAAAGTTGAAAAGGAAATTGAAATTGATTTAAAGGAGCAAAAGAAAATAACCAGACAGTTATTGGAAAAAGCTCTATCTTGGAATAAAGATTATTACGTTGAAGATGATAAAGTCTACATTGATAATATCTGCCGTGGATCCCATACGTTTACTGTTAAAACTGTTGTCTTCGAAAACGCGACAGATGAACATAAATTGTTAGAAAAAACATTTAAAAAAATACAAAATTATGAAGTTTGAACATATGGATATTGAATTGGGATATGGAGATCTTACTGACGAAACCGCAAAGAGTGGACGTAAGTACATCACGCCAAAAGGTAAAAAGTATCCTTCTGTCACGACAGTGTTAGGTTATCGTGATCGATGGAAATGGGCAGAGTGGAGAAAATCAATTGGAGAAGATGAGGCAAATAGGATTACTCGTCATGCTCTTACACGTGGAACTGCAATACACAATATATCAGAAAGATATATCAATAACGAAAAGGATTTTATTCGCACAGAAAATGACAAAATGCCGCACATACAATTCGGCTGGAAAACACTTAAAAATGTTATCGATACGCGTATTAATAAAATCTATATGCAAGAGTGTAAGCTTTATTCAGATGATCTTAAAATCGCTGGAAGGGTTGATTGCATTGCTGAATTTGATAATAAACCTGCGATTATTGATTTCAAAACCTCAAACAGAGTAAAGGACGCAAGCGAGATTAGTTCTTATTTTATGCAAGAGTGTGCCTATGCCTTAATGTTCAAAGAACACACCGGCATAGAAATTGACGATCTAATCACAATCATGGTTGTTGATAATGATCCAACACCTATTATCTTTAGGGAATCTATTGTAGAAGGTAATTGGGAAAAACGTTTAAGAGACGAAATTGATTACTACTATGATCAAATCAACAAATAAGATGAATATACTAAGAAAAACTAAAACTTATTTGATAGGTCCAATGGAATATGCCGATGGGCGTGGTTGGAGAGAAACTATGACACCTTTTCTCAAAAATAAAGGAATAACCGTTTTTGATCCATATAAAAAACCATTCATCAATGCGCCAGAAGAAGATGAATCTACACATTCTCGCTTAGGCGCACTGATGAAAAAAGGAGAATATTCGCAAGTCGCTGATCACTTTAAAAAGGTTCGCGCATTTGATTTAAGTATGGTTGATCGTTCAGATTTTATTATTGCACACATTGATCCGAATGTCCCTACATTTGGCACAATTGAAGAATTGGTTGTAGCAGTAAAAATGAAACGTCCCACGTTTATTGTGGTTGAAGGAGGTAAACAAAATACCCCTCTATGGATCATGGGAATGATCCCGCATAAGTACATCTATAATAGTTTTGAAGAAGTTCAAGATATGCTTACAGAAATTGATAATGGCAAAAAAAGTATAGATAGTGATCGATGGAGGTTGTTTAAAAACGAACTTAGATAATGGTGTTAGGTCATAAGTCCCTTAGAACCAACCACTTACACATATTCAAATTTCATAAGTCCCTTAAAACCAATTAGTTACACACGGAAAATGCATTTCAAAATTCGGCTTTTTCAAAAAACGCATAAGTGATTGAAAACCAAAAGGTTACATAAGTACCTTAGAACCAACCACTTATGAAAAAAGGCAAAAAAAGATGAAAAAAAGTGCAATCATAACCTATTGTAAACCAACCACTTATGAAAAAAGTGTATTTTTTGTGCATTTTGTTGTTTACAAACTGTGGTTTTTATTATATAATATATTTAGAAAGGTAAGGAAACCAACTATATTATGAAAGAAAAACTACTACACGAACGAATGCATCAAATTAAACGAAGTCCTCAAGATGAGGATGTTCGTATTGGCGAGATAGATATCGCCATGAATGTTCTAGAGCGACTTAAGAATAATGCCCCAGAGGTGTTTAAGACTGTGCTGAACATGATTGACGATATCAAGTAGCAATAATTCGAACGGGAGGGATCAACCAACCAACTACTTCCAAGCCCTGTGAGTGCAGGGCAAAACAAAAACTACATTATGAAAACAAAGACAAAATCAGAATTCCGCGCAAGCAAGGTGAAGAAGCATGAAGATCAGCTTACAAAGCTATGGAAGAATCGCAGAGCATTCCCAAATTCCCGATTACGCGCGAAAGTTGCTATGGTCAGATTTTTCCGCAATTACTAAGCAACCAGATTTCAGAAACTTAAAACTAACAACTACCAAGGAAAGATTATGAACCTGCAAAGACTATACGAATACAGCGACAAGATGCTCAACGATGACGAACTGAGTATACAAGATAAACGATCAATGCTTTACGAGTGGAGACGCAAGACCGAGGCAAAGATCGGAACTACGATTCTATCTGCCGCTGAGATCAAAGATGCGAGTGAATTTCTCGCGCACCTCTCATTGAGGCAGTATGACCTCGCGAACAAAAAAACCAACTAATAACCATTTAAAACCTACATACTTTCTCAGGTGCATTAAGTCAGAAAACTTGCCGCACAAGTGAACTTCCGATTTAGTCACGGAAACTGATTGTGTTAACTATGGGTGACTCCATTGGACGGGTATAAAAATTCCCGTGTGCATCTGAGAGAGTATGAAGGTGATTGCGGGGCATACAGGTTTCGACGTGAGTGATAGGGTATAACCCAGTGATCGCGGACAGGGGTTCAATTCCCCTATGCTCCACCAACTTTAAGAAGAAGAAAAAAACTGAATTATATTATGTACAAACCATAGATTATAGTGTATAATATTATTTAACAAGGTAAGAAAAAGCAAATTAAACTTTAAGAAGAAGAAAAAAACTGAATTATATTATGTACAAACCATAGATTATAGTGTATAATATTATTTAACAAGGTAAGAAAAAGCAAATTAAACTTTAAGAAGAAGAAAAATATGTATAAATAGAATAGAATGAACACGACACAGGTCAACATTGAAAGTAAATATATCCGCAGAAGCACGTTAAGTGTTTGTGGGTCATACTTCCACCCAATGAATGAATGGATACAAGGTCGATTTTAGCTAAGTTCAAATAGAATAGTAAATTAGTTAAAATTGACCTTGGCCCAACAGCCAAGGTTTTTAAGTTTAAAGAATAGGGGTTTTCGCAAAGGTTACACCCGTAAAGTAATCGAACATCCACCGTGAATCCGTGGGTAGCAGCCAAGCTGCTAGAGGTGAGAGTTTAAAAATTGTTGTAAGAAATAAACATAGCGCGGTCTGTAAATAGTGTGCTGTGTGGCGCTGTGAGAGGCAGCATTAATGATTCGCGTGACCAGGACACCACACGTTTCTTACAATAGCTTGACAATTTAACCTGCCTTTACGTGGCGTCAAGCATAAGTAACGTTTAAGGTTTCACAGCCTTGGGTCTAACCGATCCGATCAACTGGCCTTATTCGCGAAACTAAATGGTTAAACTCTAAACAAACGAATCCTAGAAGCGGGCAGATGAAATTGCTTAAGTAGGCTGCCAAGGTTAAGCAAATCGTTTGTTTCTTATCTAACTCTAATTGTGGACCATACGCAGTTAGTAAGGACAGCGAGGGGTGCGTTGATAAGGTTGATAAGTTAATAGACACCTCAGATTTTTTATTCCAGAGTAGCATAACGGTAGTGCATACGACTGTTAATCGTAAAAGTGAAGGTTCGAATCCTTCCTCTGGAGCCAATTTCAAAGCTGGATTAGCTCAGTTGGTAGAGCGCCTCTCTTGTAAAGAGGATGTCGTCAGTTCGAATCTGACATTCAGCTCCATAATGCACCAGTAGCTCAGCTGGATAGAGCAAAGCACTTCTAATGCTTGGGTCGGGGGTTCAAATCCCTCCTGGTGTACCATTTTTAACGGAAGATTGACCAGATAGGTTCTGGACTTGTTTGCTAAACAATGGGATGGCTTTATAGCTATTAGGTTTCGATTACCTAATCTTCCTCCATTTTTAAAATTCAACATGACTACCGTGATAGCTAGCGGCAGTGGTTCTATAATAAGTATCTGCTTAAGAAAATACGTTCGATTCGTATGTCATGTTGAATTTAATTTTTATGTTCCAGTAGTGAAGTGGTTATCACGCTGCCCTTTCACGGCGGTATCACGGGTTCGAATCCCGTCTGGAATGCCAATTTTTGTTATGACCTAAAGTTAGTGTAGGACTACTTTAAAATATAGCATTAATCACACACTAATAATATGATTTCCTACACTTATTATTAGTGCGCTTCAATCGTCTAGGTGGACTAGGGCGCCGTCGCTATCAGACGGAAACGCAGGTTCGAATCCTGCTTGAAGCATTGTGATTTAATCATTCGTTTCTGGTGGTGATAGGTAACATCCTATTATAAAAAGACTTTTGTCGTAAGAGTTCTACCACACAGAGGGCGCATCGGCCGTCCATAGCTTAAATGCGCAGCCGACCATTTTTATGGGGATGTAGCTCAGAGGAAGAGCGCCGGCCTGTCACGCCGGAGGTCGCGATATCGTAATTCGTCATTCCCGCCAATTTTTAAACTATACACATATAGCAAAATAGGTATGCTTATTGGCAAAGAAACGCAGCCGAAAGGTGTCGAAGCGGAGTAAGTTGTGAGGTGCAGATCCTCACTGTGTATAGTTTTCATAGGACTGTAGCTCAGTTGGTTAGAGCATTCGCCTGATAAGCGAAAGGTCGAAGGTTCAAATCCTTTCAGTCCTACCATTTTTCGGGGGTATAGCTCAGTTGGTAGAGCGCCTGCTTTGCAAGCAGGATGTCATCGGTTCGAATCCGGTTACCTCCACCAACTTTTTAACGGGATGTAGCTCAGCTTGGTAGAGCGCCTGCTTTGGGAGTAGGATGTCGCATGTTCGAATCGTGTCATCCCGATTTTTTTAAGTAAGTGTAGCTCAATGGTAGAGCTTTTGATTTCCAATCAAAAGGTTGTGGGTTCAAGTCCCATCACTTACTCCATTTTTTAATATTCAAAGCGGTAGTGGTGAAACTGGTAAACACGTCGGGTTTAAGTTCCGATGGATGGCAACGTCCTTGTGGGTTCGAGTCCCACCTTCCGTACTTTATTGCAGGTATAGTATAGTGGCTATTACATGGCGTTGCCAACGCTGAGACGAGGTTTCGATTACCTCTACCTGCACCAATTTTTATAATACGCCAGTAGCTCAGTTGGTTAGAGCGTGTTCTTTATAAGGGCAGGGTCGAGGGTTCAAGCCCCTCCTGGCGTACCAACTTTATGTGAGGATAGCTCAGGTGGTTAGAGCAACGAGCTCATATCTCGTAGGTCGTAGGTTCAAGTCCTACTCCTCATACCAATTTTTAATCGCGGAGTGGACAAGTCTGGTTTAAGTCACCTGTCTCATAAGCAGGTCATCGTAGGTTCAAATCCTACCTCCGCAACCAATTTAATCCGAGGGTAACATAACCGGTTAATGTCCTTGACTGTGAATCAAGTGAAGAAGGTTCGAGTCCTTCCCCGCGGACCATTCTATAGGAGAATAGCTCAGTTGGTAGAGCATCTGATTTACATTCAGGAGGTCGTCGGTTCGATCCCGGCTTCTCCTACCACTTTTGGAGGGTAGCACGCAATGGTGCGTAAGCGGATTTGAAATCCGTGCCATGGGTAAAACTGTGGGGGTTCGATTCCTCTACCCTCCTCCATTTTTATGAGAACTTAGTGTAACGGTAGCACATCACTGCAAAGAAAGAGCGGTTCGATTCCGCAGTTCTCCTCCATTTTTATGAGAACTTAGTGTAACGGTAGCACAGCCCCTCTCCAGGGTGTATTGTATTTGTACTGAATAGCAAAGAAAGAGCGGTTCGACTCCGCAGTTCTCCTTTTAAATCTATACGGCAGTCCGTCTACTCGAGTGACCCGACTCCTGAACAAAAGGTTTGGAAATAACCTGAATGATCTAAACAATAACGATCTACAAACATTTTCTCTTTAACGAAACACAAGCCTCATAGCTAGAGGTGCGCGGCTGCATAAGGGTTTCCTAAACTCCGTTCGACTCGGAGAGTGTTTCATTCGAAGTTAAAGTGGGAGTTTTCTGTCCCTATAAGTTTAGCTAACAACAGATAATCTTTTATTGCCCTGTAGCTCAATTGGTAGAGCAACAGATTTTGATTCTGTGTGTTCTCGGTTCAAGTCCGAGCAGGGCCGCCAATTTTTAAGTGCGTATATACCGTAGGGGTAGCGGTGTTGACTGTAAATCAACTGTCTAGCGACTCGGGTGGTTCGACTCCATCTGCGCACACCAATTTCGTGGGATGTCCGAATGGTTAGGTCGGAGATTGCAAATCTCTTTAAGTGAGTTCGATTCTCACTCCCACGTCCATTTTTGAAGATGTCATCTTCAAATTTAAACTATAAGGATAGGAGAACATTATCGTCGTCTAAGAAGTCTTAGCTTTGGTTTCCAAAACCAAAAGTCGGGGAGCGTTACCTCGCGACGGTGCCAAGTTTTTAAAGCCGAAGTAGCCGAATTGGCATAGGCGTCTGATTTAGGATCAGGAATTTGTGGGTTCGAGTCCCACCTTCGGTACCACTTTATAATCGGTAGTTAGCTGAGATGGATTAGCGCAAGATTGAAGCTCTTGATAGGTAGGATCGTTACCTACACTACCGGCCACTTTATATGCGGGTGTAGCTCAGTTGGTAGAGCACCTGGCTTTTAACCAGTATGTCGTGGGTTCGACCCCCACCGCCCGTACCAATTTTTAAGTAGAGGTTGTCCCTATCGGCGGTCTGTAAAACCGTTGCCTTATTAAGATAGGAACATTAATATAACAATAATATGAAGCTTAAATCATACGAAATTATGAGTGAAACTATATACGCGCTGGGCGACACGCACGGAACTTGGGGACCACTTAAGTTCAATATCAAGAAGCATAACATCCGCGGATGTACTATCATCCATGTTGGTGACATCGGTCTTGGGTTCAGGTCAAAGAAGTTTTATGATGATGAAATTGGTAAAATGAATGAGCTCTTCGCTGAAAGAGACATCCAATTTCTAGGCATCAGAGGTAATCACGATGACCCTGAGTACTTCGATGGTTCTTATAAATTCTCCAACTTCGAGCTCCTACAAGATTATACTGTTAGGAAGCTAGGTGGTAAGACATTTCAGTTTGTTGGAGGTGCGATCAGCGTTGACCGTACGATGAGAATCGAAGGTAAGAGCTATTGGAAGGATGAGATATTTGTACTTGACTCTGATAAGATCGAGGAGTGTGATGTACTTATCACTCACTCTGCACCATCATGGAATGGTCCTGCTAATAAGGATCCAATCGCGTATTGGTTGGAGAAGGATGAGACATTATGGAATGAACTTCGAGGTGAGCGGAGTAATATCGACAAACTAGTTCAACAATGCAACCCCAAGAGACATTACTGTGGACACTTTCATCTCAGCGAAACGAGTGAGTATGATGGATGTACTAGCAGAATTCTCAACATTGATGAGCTGTTGGATATAACACATCATCGATAGTAGGGTATAATTGCTCCTCATACCAACTTACCTGCCATGCCTCTGATAGTTGCAATAGTTCAAGCATAATTTGGCGAAAAAGTCTATGAATATGACCGACTCATAGATTGGTATTTAGGTCGAGTTTGTAATTCCTCATGCACGTGATGAGGTTGATAACGAGGATAAGGATTGTGTAAACGGTCGACTCCCTCATACTTTATATGCGTCGGTAACTCAGTTGGATAGAGTGTCTGATTACGAATCAGAAAGTCGTAGGTTCGAATCCTACTCGACGTACCATTTTTAAACTCTCACCACCACACAACTTAATGTATTATGCACAAATTAACAGATAAAGATATAGAAAAGCTTTCAATCGCAAAAAGAGCGATCCGCAATAGCTCAAAAGATAGTTGTGTTTATGTTGGCTGCGATTCTAAACGAGCTCGAGGTAGTTCCACGATTAGATACGCAACAGTTATAATTTTACACCACAACGGGAAACATGGATGTTCTATGTGGTCGTTTATTCATAATGAAAACGATTACGCTCCAGCCTCAAAACCTCGTGCTCGTCTCGTCGCTGAAGCATATTATGCTGTTGACATCGCATCAAAGATTGTTGATGATATCGAAGACCGTCATTTTGAGTTACACTTAGATCTCAATATTGACCCAAAGTTTAAATCGAGCACTGCGGTAAAAGAAGCGGTTGGATTTGTTCTAGGGATGCTAGGTATTAAAGCGAAACTTAAACCAGAAGCATGGGCGAGTTCTACTGCTGCAGATAAGCTAACTTGACCGCTAAAAGGTGTTAGGTCATAAGTCCCTTAGAACCAACCACTTACACATATTCAAATTTCATAAGTACCTTAAAACCAACCACTTACACACGGAAAATGCATTTCAAAATTCGGCTTTTCCAAAAAATGCATAAGTGGTTGGTTTACAATAGGTTACATAAGTCCCTTAGAACCAACCACTTATGAAAAAAGGCAAAAAAAGATGAAAAAAAGTGCAATCATAAGTGGTTGGTTTACAATAAGTTATGAAAAAAGTGCATTTTTTATGCATTTTGTTGTTTACAAACCCCTGTTTTTATTATATAATATATTCAGAAAGGTAAGGAAACCAACTATATTATGAAAAACGCTAAAGAAATAAAATCACTGCTAGAATCACTCAAACGCCCAGGTAGTTCACACAACGATATTCCTCGTAAGGAACTAATAGAAAGCATAAAAGCCTGTGGGTTTGAAGAAAAAGTCTTATATCCCGTACTTCTTCCAGTTAACCGCGGAGAATCTCGTGGTACCTACAATATTGACAAAATGCTTGTTACTATCGAAGAAAAAAGCAAACCTAAGATCAAAGTGTCAAAGCGCGTAGCCAAAAAGGTTAACGTAGTTGACGAAGACCTTGACGATGCAATGGCAATTTTCAACAGTTTTGGTAAAGATGAGGAGGAAACTCCAGAAGATACCCACCTTGTTGAAGCGGCTACTTCATCAGATTCCTACGATAATATCGAAGGTATTGCTGATTATACCGAAGACGATATAAACGAAGAACTCAGCATGATGGGAACATTCCTCTAAACCATAAATTTTAAGAGAACGTCAAAGGTAAGTCCTAGGTACACTCTCACTCTTGATCCTAGTAGTGAGCGCACTCTCTAAACTTAATATAATAATAATATGAACGATAATAAGATCACATACGAGATGTATGACATGATGTGGTTCGATCTACGTGAAGGTAGAGTGACCGAAGAGGAGTGGAAAGAGTTCTGTGCTGCTCTCCTTGAGCAAGAGATCAATAAAACCAAAGATGTAATGGTTCGTCTAAAGGAACGCTAATATAATAATTTTGTTGACAGGCAACACCTTCAGGGATCAGCTAATAACTGGACAGGGTGTTTTACTAATCAAGGGGCATAAGAACTCCCTGCACTGATCCCGACTGTCAACGATTTAAATCAACGAAGCGGCTAGGAACTCTAATATATTACTATGAAAGAACAAAAATCGAGATCAAACTCATACGTTATGACCGTTAATCATCACAGCGATGAAGGAAAGGAACAAATCAAAACTCTTAGAAAGTTAGTGAAAGCTAACAGCCAAGTAAATCGACGAGTGTGTTTAGCTGGGAGATTGGGAGCCAATAATCCAAAAGCACACAAATACCGATCTCGCTATAAACATCATAATGGTTTTGGTGCACACTCCCACCAATCAATTAGACTTAGCGATGCTGCTTATGCCGACGTCTATATTTACGATCGCTATTGAATATAAATAAAATATAGACATGGATAAATTGTACTTTCGCAACTAAGATGTTGCTACAACGAACTGTCATAAATTGACGATATATAAAACAGAAAAAATGAAAAAACTACTAACAAACACTATGCTAAAAATCTCTACATTTATAAATGTTGGAGGGGTATTGAAGAACGTAAAAACAGCGCTTTCTCTTCTTTGGAGCAAAGGAGCGGTGATCTCACTACTATTGCTACTGATATTCAAATACACCGGATTGGGTGACGCACCATTTGCTGAGCTCATTTACGCTGGTATTCTTGTACTAACGGTTGCGGTCTTATCTCCTATTATTCGCCTATTGGTTTTTGCTGAAGCAGCGGAATTAGCTGAAAGTGGAGGAGTTAGAAAACTTCTTAGAAAAAGAAGCATTTCACCTGAACTCATTCACTATTGGATTGCAACTGCAATCTCCTATATTGTAACACTGCTATGCGTTTCTTCACTGTTATAGTATTAATATTAGCACATCAATCCCTTCTCGCTTACGAGCGAGGAGAGGATTTGCGCGTTAAAAGATTTATCGAAGCTGAGCCAAATACTTCATACATCCCTCAGATTGATAAAATAATTAGAAGAATAACGATCAACAAGTGTCGTTATGCACAAGTTGCTAAACAAACAAACACACCGTGGTATGTTATTGCAGCATTACACAATATGGAAAGCAGTGGAAGTTTTCGACATCACTTGCACGAAGGATCGCCATTAACAAGAAGAACACGCTGGGTTCCACGAGGAAGACCTAAAAGCGGAAATCCTCCATTTACTTGGGAAGAAAGTGCGATTGATGCATTAGCGTATGACAATATGGGTGATAAGAGATGGGCATATTTATTCGACACTCTATGGGCAGTGCAGTGTTATAATGGCACCGGCTATTGGAAATACCACAGAAGCACACCAAGCCCATACCTCTATTCAAAAACTTCAATCGAAAAGCCCGGAAAGTATGTCTCTGATGGAAAGTGGAGTAGCACTGCTCGATCAAAACAAATTGGCATTGCTGCAATCTGGAAAAGAATGCAGGATAAAAGGATTCTTAATTTCAAGTCTCTTAAATGAAAGTACTAATAAAAAAGCATCAGTTATCGCACCACCTAAATCCAATTGGAAATTTAATTCAAGGTATACGTAAGCATACAGATTGTATAGTTGAAAAATCCGATATGGATTTATCTAAAGTTTCTAAAGCGGATTTTGGTGTGTGTTGGGGCTTAAGGAACTTTTATTATCTACGAAAATACGTAAAAAACATTTTAGTAATCGAGAATGCTTATATCAATAATGTTCAAGGGCATAACAAAGAGTGGCTATCGGTGGGGTGGAATGGTTTAAATGGGAGAGCGAATTTCTACAACTCCAATTCACCTAGTGATCGTTGGAAAACGCATTTCGACGATGGAAGACTTTTAGATTATAGCGATGGTGAATATATTCTAATTCCTATTCAAATTAGAGGAGATCAATCTTTAAGACATGTTAAACGCACCATCAATTATCAGACAATTTGCGAAAACATACGCAAATACACAGACTTACCTATCGTTCTAAAGGATCACCCAACACGCCCTGGCACTCAACCAAAGGTAGTTGGTATTAAAAACTTAAAATACATTAATTCAAATATTCCTATATCAGAAGCAATTAAGAACGCAAAGGTTGTTGTCACAATAAATAGTAACAGCGGAGTTGATGCTTTAATTGGTGGTAAACCAGTAATTAGCCTCGACCATGGATCGATGGTGTGGGATATCGCAGAAAAAGATTTTATGCGGATAAATTTTCCGCGATGGAAAGATAGAACACAATGGTGTAATAATATATCATACGCGCAATGGCACCCTGATGAATTTAAAAGCGGAGAAGTCTGGGACCACCTAAAACAACACTTAGATTATGATGATTAAAATATTGAATAGAATAAAATACGAATTTCTGTATATCGTATACTCTCTTGCATTGCTTCCATTTGTTTTAATAGTATCCTATGTGAGTGTTACGATTCACGCTTTTAAGCATGTTCCTCAAACAGTGATTGACATTTTAAACAAGAATAAATAAATATTATGAGTAAAAACGTACTAAAATCTAAATTTGAAAAAGAGTGGGAAGGTTATGATGTT